CTACATCTCAGCTAGCTTTGCTACCTTTTCTGCGATAATTTTATCGTTACTTTTAATAGAATGAGCGTAAATGCTTAGAGTAATGCTAGCGTTTGAGTGGCCTAAGCGTTTTGCTACATCCGCGGGGCTAACTCCCAGGTCAAGTAGATAAGTTGCATGCGTATGTCTTAGGGAGTGGACCACATATTTGCCACTTTTGATATTTGCAAGATCAATTGCTCTTTTAAAGTTATAACTAATAGCTTGTGTTCCAATTGCATTGTTTAGTTTTGAGGTAAAAATGACATGACTTTCCTTAAAACTAGTTGCTAATCGCAAACACTTTTGTTTTTGATATAGTCGGTAATGCTTTAATAATTGTGACAAGGATTTGTCGATTGCAATTGTTCGATTACTAGAGCTCGTCTTTGTTGGTCCAGTGCCGAAGTCACTGCGAGATTTTCTGATACTAATTTCACATTTTTCAAGGTTAACATCTTCCCAAGTTAAAGCCATAGCTTCACCACGCCGCATCCCAGTTAACTCCAAAAGCCTAAAAAATACTTGATAGTTATAATTCAAACTCAGCAGGGCCTGGTTGAATTTTTTCAGATCCCCTGGCTCGAATGCAATACGCGTATTGGGCTTGGGCAATTTAACACGAGAGAGACGGTTCTTGTCTAGAACTTCATAATCGACAGCACTATTTAATAATGCCATGACTGTTCGATGATTGTCTCTAATTGACGCAGGCGACAATTTCTTAAATTGTGGCGCAATAAAAAGTGATTCATACTTTGCTCGGGTTAGTTTTTGAAGGGGGCAATTTCCAAGTGTGGGAATTAAATAATTTTTAAAACAGCCTTCGTATACTCGTTTAGTATTTGGTCGCCAGTTTCGTTGATTCATTGCAGAATACCGTTCAACCCATTGGGCAACAGTTAGCGATGATTCGTCAATTTCCCTAGTGTCACCGTTGGCATATTTAATTTCTAGATCCAATTCGGCCTTATGTGCTTCTAATTCACTCGCAAAACCGCGTATCTGTTTTTCTCGCCGTTTGCCTTGTAAATCATAATAAACAAAGCGAACTGTGTAAAAAGTACCTTTTTGGGTTTTATAAGAATAGACGTTTTGATACTTCTTTGATTTAATTAATTTCATTTTTGGCTCCTTATTTTTAAAGCGCGGGGCAGCACTTGTAATAGGGGCTTGTCGGTATCACTTCCTTTCAGGTATAATTAGTATGTAAAAAGAGCGGAGTAATCCACTGGTTTTTATTGGTAGCACATCTGACTTCTTGGCGGGAGGGGATGTGCTTTTTGTGTTACTAATCTAATTCCTGATTAACCATTGGTTTGATGTCTGAAATGATAGTATTTTCGTATTTAAACCACGCAAATCCATTCCGATCTTTACCTTGCTGTTCGATAGGGACATCATGAAAAAAGTCATAGCAACAAATAGCAGCTCTTGACAAAGTATGCTCTTTTCCACAGCGACACAGAACATGATTTTTCTTGTCAATCACAGTAACTTTTATACTTGGGTCTTCTTTAAATGTTAATTGTGCGCCAGCCGGAATACTGAGATATTGGAAGGTCCTGTTTGGCCTTGTGCCAATTTTACGTTTAGATACAGTATATGTTTTCCCGGTGATTAGTGAATTATATTCTTCTGGCCGGATCAATTTAGCATTCGAATCATTAAAAATTAGTAGTTCAAATTCAGCTTTCACTTGATTGTAAGTGGCTTTGAAAAATTCTTTAGAAGTACTTTCACGTTTGTCAGATAAAGATCTGTGCAAGATACGTTCTGCTTTTTTATAGTTGTTTATAAAGGCAGCAAATAGTAGTAAAGTAGGTTTTCCATCTGGAATACCAGTGTTGTTAAATTGCAAAAGGCGGTGCTTTAAATTTTTAGTTTGACCAATTTTTATATATCCAGGGAAAGACTTGTTTTCCAAAGCATATACGAAACCATAATCTTCATTTGACAATTTTGGCACTTCCTTGTATTTTTTATGTCAACGCGAGCGGCAGGAGTCGAACCTGCGTGATGCTTGTTGAAAGCAGGAAACCTTGTATGACTTTTGTTGTTCTACCGTTGAACTACGCTCGCATGTTGCCCGCTAGGCTGGTAGTGGGCGAGGGTGCTACTTTCGCTTGTGAATCCAGTAAACTAACATGACGACTAGCGCTACGAAGCAAATGATGCCAATTACAACGTTGAGGTCGAACACGTGTGTGCTGTACGTTCCTACATACAATTCCATAGCTTTTCCCCCGATTAAAATATGTTTATACTAGTTCTACTTAGCATGTTTATACCCGGCCAAGCCGATAAAATATAATATCGCGATTGGCACCCAAATTACCATAACGATTGCTTGTGAAGGAATCCAGGTCGCCAGGATAAATAACACGGCCAATATTGGTAAAAAAATGTGGCCTAGTGCTCCTAATATCTTCCATAGCGCTAGAAATATAATAATCATTATTAGTAGTCCCATTATAGTTATTCCTCCAAATTCCCCAGCTTTTACCGACATCCGTATCTGGTCTATAAGTTAGTACACTTTTGTACCTCCGGTAAGAGTTGTTTTAGCAATTGTCTTGTAAGTATCGGCGGTTTGTATATAAATATCAGTTGGCTGATCAACGCTACACATATCAGCAAGTTTGTCTGTCCTTGGTATCAAGTCGGAAGCTAGTGTCGATTTATCATCTTTGCTCATTGAGCTTGCTGATTCTGGAACATAGTAGACGACCGAAGCACCGTTATCACTAACTTTTGCAGATATAGACAAATTATTAGAATTTCCGATATTTTTTGCTAGTGCTGAAACAGATTTGCTGAATGCTGATGATGCGTCTTTGTCAACGCTACTTGAATTGGACTGTTCTGACAATTCACTATCGCTGTCGGTTGCACTACTTGATGAATTCAAATCGTCATTATCATTTAGGCTATTATAGTAGGCGATTTGGCTTGTAGTTAAATGAAACTTAGCGGGCCCAAAATGCTTTTTAATGACTTTTTTTGTTCTACTTGATATTTTTGAATTTCCGTCGTAATTGCCAATAGCAACAATGTAAACTGGAATTTTTTTAGTTTTATTATAGGAAGTATCATCGGTTGCATCTATGGGATCGATCGTGATTTTATACTTATGATTTTTTACATTTACGTTATATAAATCAGTATCTACGAGTTGTTTTAGATAGTAGTAATTTTCGGAGTTAAATGTTGTTGCAAAAACTCTGCTACCATTAGGAGCTTCCGTTGATCCATAAATTTCCCAATTATTATCATTTATCTTTACTTTTGAAATTTTTATTGGGTAAATTGTATAATTACCAGTTTTTTCAGACACTGGTTGTGTTTTGTTCCAAGTATTGTACGAAATTATTCCTGTTAAAAAAAATAGCATTCCAGCAGTCATCAAGATGATAGGAATTGTTTTCCTCTTTTTCATTACAAAAGAAGTAATAAGCCAAATCAACCCAATTGGTATCATAAAAAGGCTAAGTAATGATATCGTCATTAAAGCGTCTAACATATTTATTCCCCCAATTTTCTAGCTTTTACCGACATCCGTATCTGGTCTTATGTAAGTATAATACCGCTAAATATGTAGAACGTGTGTTCTTTTTAACGCATAAGCATAGGAGCAATAAGCTCCTATAATATAACTCTGCCTATAATACGTACCTGGTCATCTTTAACATGACGCGGTTCGTATTTTTTGTTAATTGATCGTAAGATGACTTCATCGGAAGTATAGTCGTAGTAAATTTGCTTACAAGTAACACCGTCACCATCAATTTCAACAATAGCAATCTCGCCATTTTCAACTTCTTCTTGCTGATGGTAGAAGATAATTTGACCATCGTGAATAAGTGGCTCCATCGAATCGCCTTGTATACGGATGGCTGTATCTGCCCCGTGCGGTACGTCAGTGAAGTCGTCGTGTTCGATTTCTACATCACCATAGGTCAATTCAGTAGGGTTAGCGGCTGACTTACCAACAAGTGGCAAGTTAACAACTTTACCGTTTTGTTCTTTCAGTTGATTGTCGGCGTAGTTGTAAACATTTTGCTGACGATCAGGCGTTAACATTTTGTTAATTCTTATTATTTTTTTATCACTGTTAGTTAATGGGGAAACTTCATCTTTTTCAAATCCAAGAATGTACTCAGGAGTAGTGTGTAATGCTTTAGCGAAAACGTCCACATTATTTAACGGAAACTCTCTAGTTTTATTGAAATATCTGGATAATGCTGATTTGGCCATGTTTACACGTCTAGCCAGTTCACTGAGTGTTAAATTTTGCTCATCCTTTAATTTTACTAATGTGTCAACTATTTCATTGTTCGTTCTCAACATAATCCCTCCTTAGTTAATGTACACATTATAGCACCGTTCCCAAACGGAAACAATCAATATAGCAAATAATCTTTATGAATTTTTTTGAGACGTTTTGTTGACAATTGGGAACAATTGCGATATTCTTTAATCGTTCCCAAACGAGAACGGAAGGAGATGGCAAAAATGTCAGTAGATTTGAGACGAGTTAAGGCTGAAAGAGTTGCTAAGGGATATTCGCAAGAATATATGGCAAAGATGTTGGGTTGGAAAAGTAGAGCAACATATTCCAAACGAGAAACTGGAAAAGTTAGCTTGGGAGCTGACGAGCTTGCAAAGATAGCAAGTGTACTAGGATTCTCTAACGATGAACTAGGAATTTTTTTTACAATAACCGTTCCCAAAAGAGAACGAAACTAGAAAGGAATGATCCACATGAATCAAATTACACCATTTAATTTTGAAGGAACTGAAGTACGTACGGTGCTAATTGGTAAAGAGCCATACTTCGTTGGTATTGATGTTGCTTTTATCGTCGGATATTCACAGCCCGCAAAAGCTGTTAGAGAACATGTGAATGAAAAAGACAAAGGGGTATCTAAAATGGACACCCCTGGTGGAAAGCAAGCAGTGACGGTGATTAGCGAATCCGGTGTGTACGATCTCATCTTTGACGCTAGCCGGCAAGGCAAGAATAAAGAGATTCGTGAGCAAGCAAACAAATTTCGCCACTGGGTCACCAACGACGTGCTTCCGTCTATCCGCAAGAATGGCGTTTACATGACTGACCAGACAGCCTATGACATTACGCACGACAAGGACGCGTTAGGCGACTTGCTGTTGAAGGCTGGTAGCCAGCTCAAACAAAAGGACTTAGTTATCCAGGAGTTGAAGCCTAAGGCGGATTACACCGATAGCATGTTAGCCAACAAGGGACTTGAGACAATCTCAATGATTGCTAAAAACTACGGTTACTCGACACGTGAGTTCAACAAGTTGCTACATGGCTTAGGCATTCAATACAAGCAAGGCAAAACTTGGCTATTGTACGCAAAGTATCAAGATGAAGGCTATACGCACGTTGAACCATACGAGTATACGAATAACGATGGCATCAAGCAGGTACGCAACACGATGAAGTGGACACAAGCGGGGCAAAAGTTCTTGTACGACTTTTTAAAGTCAAAGGGAATCATGCCATTAGTTGAACAGCCTATATAGGATAGCGAGTTAAGTAAGAAGGAATAATTTATATGAAGTTAAGAGCAGCAGTTAAAGAAGCAATGTCAGAAGGCTTAGCAATCAGACGATATTTTATGAGCGACATTTATCTGGTACCAAGCAACACAAATGCACGTTTTATGGTTATGAATAAGGGCAAGCTAATCTCCGGTAACCGGAATCCATCATTAGATGATATTTTAGCAAAAGATTGGCATATTACTGAATATAAAAAAGAACCCTAGCTCTAACTAGAGTTCCTTAAAATTACTTGGTGGGTACCTTTGTGGTAATAGAAATGTCAGTAATGAGATTGCTTCCATAAACTAGCTTTAAGTATCCCTGATTTTTTAATTCTTCCAATGATTGGACAAAATCATTTTCTGGTAAATCTAAAATACGGTTGACCTCTTTAGGTTCCACACTACTAGGCCGCTTATCAGAGGCTACCTTAATGATAGCCTTGAGAGTTTTTTGAGAATTATTCACGTTTATCACCTCGGTCAATTGGAATAAGTCAAGTATACAACTAAGTCAACATAGGAGGATTAGTAATATGACAAAAACATTAAAGCAGCTAGTACACGTATTATGGGCAATCAAAAAAGACCTCCATGTTATCGCAAGTAACATGGGGTCCTCAAATAACAATTTGCACAAATACTCGGTAAGTATTACATCAGGCCAAGCAGGGTCCAACGATTCTATGGATATGGTGCAAATTGAACATGAATTAATACGCCTTGGGCAAGATGAAGAAATGACAATTACTCGTCGCTAGGTTGAAGGGCCGAAATGAAAAAAATATTTAAAGATTTTAAAATTATACAGATCTATGGGCTAGCATTTTTTATCGAAAAACATCCTAATTTTATAAAATTTATTTCAGCAATTTTAGCAACCATGGTAACCAGTTTGGTGTGTTTGCTATTAAAGATGTTATCGTAGCAACGATAACAGGCCAAACGATGCCATTTAAAAATTGTTCATGTTTATATTCATGATATTTTTCAAAGTAGTGTAAACCGTCGGGTGAAGGTAAAACAGCATTGTATGGGGTTATTCCGTTTATAGTTTCAGGAGTGCCTGGCAAAGTAGCATCCCAGATCAACTTTTCTTTCCACAAATGATTTAAGTAATATTTTTGCTCTGATTCTGCGTGGCGATTTATAGGAATATAACCACCAGGACGCTGTTTAGATTCTTTTAAAAGTTTCTTTAGTACCTTACGATCTGCTTTTGTTAACTTGGGAGTCATTATTGTCACCTCGATTAATTGAACTAACAAAATTATACACCGAAAGGAGTGAGAAAAATGGTCAATACAGCGTTGGTTGAGCATTATGACCAAATTGCAAAAAGCGAAGCAGTTGCAATGCTGGCGCCAATGACAGAAAAAGTAACACAAAAATATTTATTCGTTGACCGAAAGCGGGCAGCCGAAATGCTATGTATTTCAATAGCTGTGTTTGATGATCTAAAGAAGTTACCGCAAATAAGAGCAATTGAGCGTCGATTGCCGAATTGTACCAAGGTACTTTACAAGCCAAAAGAGTTGGAGCAAGCGGTCTTATCTGTAATGCAATAACAATAGTAGCGCGGGGCAGCGCAGTGAATGAGTGGCTTAAATTGGAGGAAAAATAATGATTGTATTACCGAATTGGGTAGAAGTAGCGTTATTAACTTGGGCGTTGACATCCGTGTGGTACAAGCGCCGTGAGATTAGAAACTGGTTTGGAATTTAAGGAGGAAATGTAATGGTAAGAGATACAGATGCGTTCGTTGGAATTGGCAATAAACTAGTTGCCAATGCTGACAAGGCACAAACAAATGATTTACTAAGTGAAATGAATATTGCTAGTTTGTCCGGCAATCATTCAATCATCTGGAACAAGTCTGGAATTAGCGTGGGCGTTATCAATACGCTATCACAAGAAGACATTTCGGTTAGCAAGTGTCCTGGTGGTGGCTATGTCATTGATTGGCAAGAAGCACTAGAAATGGAGGAATGATCATGCAAAAAGTATCAATTTTACCACTCCACGACTGGAAACGAGCGCAAAAAAAGCCATCGCTAGTAGCGGCTAGTGATGGCTTAGGGAAAGATAAAAGATACTATAAACAATAATAGGCCTAAACTTAAATATTGGCAAGCTAAGGGACAAAAAAAGCCCACTGCCGGATTGGAATGAAAGAGCAGTGAGCTACAAGCAACCTATATGGTTAGTGGAATAGTAACACTGACCAGGAATGTTTGCAAGCATTAAGAAAGCGAGGACGGTAGTTATGGACAAAACCGTTAACAATCACATTAAATTTCTAAAGCACGTTATCAACAGTATTTGGATCAGTGATGGCGAATCACTAACCAAATTGTACAAGATGTTGGATAAGAGTGAAACAGAATTGAATGAATTACGGGGGTTGAATTGATGATCAATGAATTACTTAAGGAAGAACTAAAAACGGTTAATGATCGTGAACAGGAAGGCTTTCAAATTAACTCGCTACAGTCTGCTGACTGGGCAATGCGTAAGCTACAAGCAATTGAAAAGCATGATCAGGAAGTCCAAGAAGCGGCACAAGCAGACATTGATCAAACAATTGCTTGGCGAGATCGGAAACTTACTGAAAATGAATCTAGTCGAGAATATTTCCATGGATTACTAAAGGACTATCTTTATCGTGAACGTCAGCATGATAGTAAATTCAAAATTGATACTCCACATGGTAAAGTCACTACCCGTAAGACGCCATCTGGGCTGAATTATGATGAAGCAACGGTGCTAAAGTCATTACGTGACCAAGGAATTAAAGAGCTTATTAAAACCAAGGAAACCATCAAAAAAACTGACTTAAAGAAGTCCGGAACAATTATTAATGGAAAATTCGTACTTGAAGATGGACAAATTGTTGATGGTGTAACTGAGAAGCCAGCCAGTGAATCCGTTAAGTTTAGTTTGTAGGGGGCAAAATGAAGTTTTATGTGGATGGCAACATTCCAGTGATACCGAATATGTATTTCATATACGGTGATGGCGGTACCGGTAAGACCAGTGTAGTGAAACAATTTGTAGGACACAAGTTGTTGTTCAGCTTCGACATGTCAAGCAATGTCTTGATAGGTGATAAGGACGTTGACGTTATCATATTTGAGCATCGTGATATGCCAAATATCCAGGCAATGGTTGAGCAATATGTCATGCAGGGAATTCAAGATGCTAAGTATCGGGTAATTGTATTAGACAATATCACAGCACTTCAAAACTTGGTATTAGAAAATATTGATAATGCTGCTAAGGACAATCGTCAGAATTATCAAAAATTACAATTGTGGTTTAGAGATCTCGGTACAATTTTGAAAGAAAGTGGCAAGTCTGTATATGCCACTGCTCATCAACTTGATAATGGTTCCTCAGGTATTAGTGGTGAAGGCAGATACCAAGCTGACATGAATGAAAAGACGTTCAATGCGTTTACTAGTATGTTTGACCTCGTTGGTCGTATCTACTTGACAGGCGGTGAACGCATGATTGATTTAGATCCCGAAAAAGGTAATCACGCCAAAAACCGAATTGATAATCGCAAATTGATTAAAGCAAATGAACTAATTCAAACAACTAAAGGAGCAAAATAAAATGGCACTTTTTACAGTAGATTCAAGTAATACTTTTGGTCAAACAGTCGAAGAAGCAGGTAAATACAATGTGGCAATTGCTTCCAGTTCACAATACACGACCACTAAAGAGGCCGGCAAGCCCATGGCAATATTTGACTATGAGGTCTTAGACGGCCCATATAAAGGTGGCCTGATTCGTTTTGACAACGAAGTTTGGGATAGCACTTCTGAAGATAAAGCTAAGTTGTCTGCCAAACGTTTTAACACCATTGCAGTCGCTTTAGGTGCAAGTAATGGCACGGCATTTGATTCAATTGAACAGTTTGTCAGCCAAGCAGTGGGGCATCAGTTAGCAATCACCGTTGATTGGGATACTGGTTCAAATGGAAAAACGTATTTAGCGGTTAAAAGTTACGAACCATTCATGCAAGATGGTAGTAAACCAAATGGGATTAAGCGACCAGCAGGTAGTGGTAATACAGGTAACGGTGGATTTGGTAATCGTCAAAGCGCTAGTGGTGGCTTGGGATCAGCGACTAATCATCAACAGTCTAGTGGATTCAATGCACCGACAAGCAGTAATACTGGTAATGCGCAAGCCCCCGGAACGGCAAACAGTTATAGTAGTCAATCAGCCAATAGTTACCATGGTGGTGGCTTTCCCCCAATCCCAGACGGATCGCCCTTCTAATTTAAACCGCCTATTAAACAAAGCTTCGAAACATTGGGGTGACTAGATGCAGCAGTCTCGAACGCAGTTAATTGAGCAGGACGGTCAATACTATTTGGTTACACTGTTGGATAAGAAACCTAATTTAGACCATATAGAGACCGTTAGCGGCTCCCACAGCCAATTCTATGTGGATTGGGAAATAGCTGACACACGTAAAGCTAGGCCGCAACAACGACGCTTGTTCTTCGCGTTGCTTAGTGACATCTATACGTGGTCAGGTATGCCGACAGACTTCTTGAAAAACTTGTTTTATTTGCAGTATGAGTCATACACGTTTGGCAAGCAGATTAGCCTGTCAGACACCACAGAATCGTCTGTGAGCGACGCTAACCAGTTACTCGACCTAGTTATCGACTTCATGTTTGAGTGGCACGTGCCGTTCAAGGCAGGCTATAAGCTATTGCCGCGTGAGCAAGAGTATTATCTGTTTCAATGTTGCCGTCATCGAGTTTGCATGATCTGTGGTAATCGTGCTGATATCCATCATGTAGACGTTATCGGAGCCGGCTTGAACAGAACACACGTTGACCACACCAAGCGGCACGTTATGGCATTGTGCCGAGTCCATCACAGTGAGATTGAGCAAATTGGATCCGTGGCATTTAGTGAAAAATACCACGTCCCAGTAGACGGCATAAAACTAGATAAAGAAACATTAAAACGAATTGGCTTGAAAGGCAAATACAGCAGTGACTAATACACCGGGTGGGTGGAATGCCTACTAGTAAATAAGGGAGGATTAAAAGATGGCACAAAGGAGAATGTTTAGTAATACGATCACGGATTCTGATTTGTTTATGGATATGCCTAAGTCAGCTCAACTACTATATTTTCATTTGAATATGCATGCTGATGATGACGGGTTTGTGGGGAATACAAAATCCATTATGCGGATGACTGGTTCAAGTGATGATGATTTGAAAATTTTGTTAGCCAAGCAGTACCTTATTCCGTTTGAGAATGGCGTCACTGTGATTAAAGATTGGCATATTCATAATTACATCCGATCAGATCGTAAGCACCCCACGAAATATACTAGTGAGCTTAAACAATTAGAGCTAAACGAAGACGATAGTTATAGTAAATTAACTTTTGGTAGTCAAGTGTCAACCAATGGTCAACCAAATGACGGACACTTGGTAGGCAATTGTCATACCGAGGTTAGGTTAGGTAAGGATAGGTTAGGTAAGGTTAGTAAAGGTAAGGTAAACAAAGATAGTCACCATTTGGCAAAGCCAAATTATGACCCGTCTTCTCAGCCATACAAAATTGCTAGTCATTTGTTGACCAGAATTAAGCAACGGCAACCTGACTTCAAAGAACCAAACTTACAGAAATGGGCTAATGACATCCGTCTAGCTCATGAACGTGATCATCGTGATTATGAAAAATTAGATTGGCTGGTAGATTGGTCACAGGATAATTCATTCTGGCAAGCAAATATTTTATCGGCAGGGAAGCTACGCAAGCAGTATGACACGCTCATGGGTCAGGCTGAACGGGATCGTCCGACTAATGTTACACCACAAACACGAGAGGACTGGTTTGGCTAATGGAAAATGTAACGAAGTTATTCAATCAAGCCACGATTCAGAAAGTAGTAGCGGCTAGAGGTATTGACACGACTAAGTTGCCAACCAAAGAAGAATTGGATCATCAAACAATTGATCGGGCGAATGCGGGCGTAATTGCTAACCGAAAACGGTATTACTATCGCATGTCAGTCTGGTCTGGAGGCGTGCCACTACGATTTAGCTTTAATGATTGGCAGGTTGATAAACAGCCTAATCAAGCTAAAGCTAGAGAACTTGGTAATCAAGCATTTAAGTTAGCTAGGCAATTAGAGACTAACCAGTTCAACGTAGCGCTTGCAGGCGGACCCGGCGTTGGCAAAACATCATTAGCACTGGCAATTATGTATCAGCTAATGAGCGTAGGGCAGACAGCAATGTTTGTCTCAACAGCTGAGTTGCTACGGCTGGTCAACGAGAAATATGATGCGCCAGATGTCAGGGAACGCTTAAACTATGTTCTAAAGGACATGAAAAAAGTCGACGTGTTGGTGCTAGACGACTTTGGTACTGAAGGTGGTAAGCCAACTGAAAAAGGGTTCTACAAGCCAGTGCACAAAGATTTACGTACGTTGATGTATGACGTTGCCAATGCCAGATGGAACCTTAACATTAATGATGGCAAATTAGCAACGATTATCACTACCAACAATACACGAAGCCAGTTAGAAAACATGTATAGTGGTCAGACAATTGATCGCTTATATACCAAGAATACCAACTGTCAATTGCTGTTTGACAACATGGAAGGAGTCAGAAGTGTATGAGCTGTGAATTATGTCATGGTAGTAAAGTTGTTCAGCAACCACTTGGGAGTTATGGTTTCACATTTGGCCCATGCCCAAATTGTACGAATGAGATACATGATCATTACGAACAGGAGCTTGAAAGGAAGTTAGCCTATGGCGAGCAAAAATTGGCCTAAAGAACTGGAAGTAATTCATAAGCTGGAAGCGAGATACGGCAGCATGGATAACGTGCCTAAGAGCAAACTAGCTAACTTGCATAAGATGCCTGGCATTAAAGCCGTATCAGGCGATTACATGGAGATTACGCGTACCCAGTATAATGCCATTAAATTAGTCATGGAAGGCAAACAGGGTAAAACTAGGACGTCTTGGGAGCTAAAACGGAATAACAGTTGGATTGATAGGCGTATTCGTGCGATTGACGAAAACAAATACTACATTACGGAGGACTAATAAGCATGATTGATATGAAAATTGGCCAGTATCACCTGACTAGTGACAAATACGAAGTTAAGGTTAACAAGATGTCGTTAGATAGTCAGGGGCACCCAGTGACTAGCTACGATGAGAAATCTGGTATTAATCGGCCGATAGAAGCACCCCTAGCGCATTGTAAGAATGTCGAGGACGCATTGCACTGGCTTCGTGGGTATTTAATCCGGACCGGTAGTGAACGCATTACAACAGTGGATCAGTTAGCCAGAGAGAACAAAAAAATTGAACAGCAGTTTGACACGTACATTAAAGAGCGTGTACCGGAAGGATTGTGAGCTATGTCCGGAAATGCTAAAACGTATCGGGATTTATTTCAAGAAATATATGAAAAATATGGTATTCAAACTACAACACAATTTCACGTCAATCCAGATAAACAGATAAGTGAAGAGAAATATCAAGAAGCTTTAAAAGCTTATTCAATTTTACCAGCAATATTTGATGATACCTTTGGGAGGAACGAAGATGCCTAAACACACTAAGAAACGTTCAACGATTAAACAGAAGCACCGGCGCATGAAGCAACACGCCGAGGAGAATAAAGCTAAGACGCTGGATAGAAAGCAATTGGCCAAGGAATATGAGCCATACAATATTCGCAAGCGGGCGTTTGAAACGTTCGGGGAGGATTGAAAATGAAAAATAAAAGCAAAAATAAGATTGGTTATCTAATAAGTGCTGCAGCCTGGATAGCATCTGTGCTAATTTTGCCTCATGTGGGATCTAATCCTAACGGTTGGGTTATTGCTTTCATTGTAATAATGGCGTTTGGATTAGGCATGGAAATTTAGTTCTAGGAGGATTGAAAATGAGCACTAGAAATAAAATTGGCTTTGGAATAATCATCTGTCTTTTAATTGCTTTTGCTGTGGCATCTATAGTCGATATATTTATTGAAGGTGGAATAGTTGCATTAATAGCTTACCTGACTATTGTTTCATTGTGTGTTACAGGATGGGCACTAGCGGTTTCGTAGGAATGAAACTAATCAAGGAGATGGCAACGATGATTAAGTTTAGAGCGTGGGACAAAGTTCAGAATAAAATGCTGTTACCTGACAATATCGAATTCATTCATGGTCAAGCCTATTGGGCAGAGGCTAGTGCTGATGGGCAGGACGAGTGCTCTAACGATGGTAAAGCTGATGGAATTGGCGCACTGTTTGAGCTTGAACAGTTTACCGGCCTGAAAGACGTGAACGGCAAGGAAATCTATGAAGGCGACATTGTAAAAGTGTGGTCAGATATGAGCGAGTTAACTATGGTACCAGTCATTAATGAAATTGTTTCAGAAGACCAGTTCGGGATACCCGGTATGTTTTTGAAACCAGTAGGGACACATTTAATTGAGCCATGCCTGCATGACTCTTGGAGTAAGCAATTTGAAATTATTGGCAACGTGCACGAGAACCCGGAGCTACTGGAGACGGACAAATGACTGAGACAGAGAAGCAAAAAGCGTGTCGATATTGTCATATTCCATTCTTAGACCTTAGCGGAAAAACAGAGTATGAGGCTGAATTAGAGGACAGTGCATATTGTGGAACAGATGACAAAGGAATCCTAGAATTTGGCGCTTCATTTGATTCTGGTTGTTTAAGTAAAGATGAAACAGTGAATATTAATTACTGCCCAATGTGTGGGCGGAAACTATCGAAGGTGAAACAATGAAATTTTATAGCAAACAGCCAATTGAGGCTGAACAGTTTGATGGCAGTCAGACAAGTCTATTTGGGTATGAAGTTATGCCAGATTCATTACTTGATGCATTAACAGGTGAGCCAGCTTATTATTCAATACTGATTGACGATGTTGAGTCAGAACTTGATGACTTTCCAGATGATAATGAAGTCTCGTTTGAAGTTGGTGATTGGATTGTTAAGGAAGCAAACGATATTAAAGTTTTGACTGATGAAGAGTTCAAACAACAGTATGCCGAGTTACCGGTGATTCCTAAAGAGGTAGCTGACTGGATCGATAAATGTAAGAAAGATATGGTGTCAATTTGTTGGGCAATGGATGAACCAAATCTACCTGAAAAGGTGGCTGATTATTTCAGAAAGTATTATACACGTGAACAGTGGATTGAAATTCAAGATACGTTTGCTCGTGCATGGCTAGATGGGTATACGGTGGAGGAAGACAAATGAAACAGATATTTGAACTTCTTTGGAATTTTTCCCCATTGCAATTGGTGGGGTATTTAATAACGTCAGTTGGCGTATTGCTGTTTATTGAATCAGTAATAATTTGGATGGTGAACAGGCATGACTGATACCGAATACGCCCAAGCAATCCAAATGAAAGCCACAGTTGCCAACCTGGAAATGAACGCGGCACTGACAATTGAGCAACAGGCACAAATTGGCCAGGACTTCATTGCTGACATTATGGAGTTGAGTGAAAGGGGAATTGGTAGTGAAACGAACGACGATTAGAAAAGTTGAAGATATTCTACGTGACTATCCCAAGATTGACAAGTATATCGAGAAACGTGAACAGGAATTACGTTATCCAACTGTACCACGTGATGATAATGTCGGAGGTGGCAAGGCGCAATACAAGTATCCTGAAACGGCGTTAAATACGCTTATTACAATTGACGATGATCGGCGCATTAACACATTGAAGCGTCAGCGAGAAGTAATTGATGATTGTTTAGACGGTGTTGGCCACGATACAGAAGTAATTATAAATGAGCTATATTTTAAGAAACACCAGCAGTACACAATTGACGGATTAATTGCAAATCACATGATAAATGTTAGCCGTCGAAAAGCGTTCGACTTAAAGAAAAATTTTATTAACGATTGTGCTAAGGGGTTTGGACTGTATGAAATATAAAAACGTGCACTAATCGTGCACTTTTGACCCCTATAATCGTGCTAAATTGGTAGTATGCCAAATGTGATTGACGTGCATGAAGTAATCCTCCAAATTACAGACTGGTAATCGCTGTGGGCTAATTGGTAAGCCACAATGGGATGTAGGTTCGAGGCCTACCAGCGATATTGTTATACAGCATGGTCACTCATGAGGGCTAAAACTGTGTAACGTGATTAGTTAGCTATTGGGACTGCTCTGATAGCTCGTGGTAAAATCTTCGGAGACGACAAGCAGATTGGCACTCAATGATGAAGAAGTTAGTCTTTTCGATATGTCTTTTTGACTAACACGTACTTGTGGCGGAATAGGTAGACGTTTTAAGAGGCAACACAGGATGGTGTTGCTATGTAGGGTGCAAATCCCTACCAAGCACATAATTGGCGCAATTAATCCGGCCACCAAATTACATGCGGAAACATGCGCGCTGTGGTAACATAATCAAACATGGTTGTAAAAACTATAATCGTTTTTCTGATAACAACTGTGTTTAGGAGCCTGGCATTTAGTTGGGCTCTTTTTAGTACATACGATTAGGAGGCAACGCAATGCTAAAAAGCTTTAATTATCAAGATGGCTTTGGCGAGGAACTAAGCCTGGCAATTAATCCATCAAGTGGTTTCTTATTGGCTACCGATGATGTTAGTGGTGACAGTGTGGCGATGTCAATTAGCTTTGATGAGTTGAGACAACTTGCTAAGCTAATTGATGACGAGGTACCTTATGCCAAAGATGACTAACACAAAATACGGCTATGTCACGCCACAAGAAGCAGAGATGGATGCCCACTTAGATAAATGGATGAAGCGTCGTGCTAAACAGCATGGCGCTTTTAGTTTGGATAAGAAACGGAGGAAGCGACATGCCAAGGACAAGAAGATGCCGCTATCCTAACTGCCATGCGATGGTCACTTTCCCTGACCACTATTGTCAGCAGCACTATGAGCATGAAGCTGAGTACTTGGCTAGTCGGCAACGTTGGGCACGTGGTAACGACAAACAATACACGCACAAGTACAACACGGTTACACGTTATCGTAATGAAGATAAGCGTCAGCAATACAACTTCTATCGGACAAGACAATGGTCACATCTAAGGCAACAAGTCCTAGAGCGTGACCATTACTTGTGTGCTTATTGTAAAGTGCAAGGCGTTATCACACCCGCTAAGACTGTTGACCACATTGTTCCCATTGAGTTTGACGAAACACTGAAAGCTAACGTTGATAACTTAGCTGTTATCTGTGGGAGTTGTCATCGTGCTAAGACAGACTGGGAGCAATCATACTATGGCACTGGTCAAGGTAACGAGTTGCAAAGCGTAACGCCGATCAATGATGTATCAGCAATCGTTGTGTTAATGAATGAGAAATAAAGTTTGGAATAAGTTCAATCAATTTATTGGCACTTGTCGTTCGATTTGAGCGGCTCTAAATTTATGAATGTAATTAGTCACGATGATTATTAAAACAACCCCCGCCCCCTAACACGTCCCAGGAAGAGCACACACATTGCCGTTATTTTGTGATAGAAACAATTTTTGAAAATTTTTAGGTAGGGGGGGTCACCAAATAATGAAAGGAGAGAGTAGTGGTGAAAAAGTCGGATAAAGACGTCAACGACGGGCAATTAACACGTACACCGCCAGCTTACTTAGGCCGGCAAGCTAAGGTCGTTTGGCGTCGATTAGTGCCTTTTTTAGAAGACAGTACCCCGGTTAAACGCATTGATAGCGGGCTTGTAGAGCAATATGCTTCCCAATATGAGATTTATCGCAATGCGTATAAGCACATTCAAAAAAATGGTGAAGTCCAAGCAATCTACAAGACGTTGCAAGACCAGACCGGCAAAAAAATCGGGCAGGACTTTGTGGGCTACAAACGTAATCCCATGACGCAAATTTACGATTCAGCCGTTAAGAATCTAACGAAGTTAGGCGCTGAGTTGGGACTATCTCCTAAGTCACGTAGCGATTTGCTTAAGTTAAACTTAGATGACCACAAAGACGAACGTAGCGTCGCTGATCGTATGAAAGAATTTCTAGGAGGCTAATAATGAAGATTGATTTAACACAAACACATGATGTTATTGGATCTTATCAATCATTAGACTGCTCAGATATTCGCCAGCAGTACACTGATCCTGGAACAAAATATGCTTTTGATGTCCTCGATGAGAAAGTGATTACTGGCTATTTAATTAAACTAGCGGCATTTCGCCATATCCGAGACTTGCAACGACAAGGCAGCGTTGATTTTCCGTTTGCTTACTCGGTTAAGAAAGTAGATCAAGTGCTTAAATTTGCTTCCATCTGCCCGAACGTTGATACAGGCGAGCCAACCAAGCTAATGCCGTGGCAAAAATTTATTATGGCAATGCTGATTGGTTGGCGTAATGATGACGGTGGTAAGCGCTTTTCACGGGCTATTGTTTCGGTTGCTCGTGGCCAAGGTAAAACTTACCTTATGGCGATTATCACTGCCTATAGCTTTTTAATTGAGTCATTGGGGCTATCTAACCAAGACTATTTAGTTTCATCCATTAATTACAAACAAACGAGCAAGATTCTGGGCTACATTAAGTCAATGCTTGCTAAGATTGCAACGATTGAACCATTTAAGTCGTTGATTGCTGATAGTGGGCTAGATACACGAACGCTGTCATCACAGGCCGATCAAGTCACGATGAGCAAGACTAATAACAAGCTACGGGCGATTAGCCATGAGGCTGGTCAGTACGATAGCTTTCATTTTACAACTGCTATTTTTGATGAAATTGGTGAAGTAAAAACACGACAAAAGATTTCTAAAATTGTTTCGGGCCAAGTTAAGGTGCGTAATAAGCAATTTATTCAAATTTCAACGGCATATCCCGATCCAACCGTGCCATTCCACGATGATGAACGTATGATTCAACAATCTATGGAACAAGATTATTTGCGCGATGCTGATACATATTTGGGGCTTATTTGGTCGCAGGACAATCTGGACGAAACTTATAAGCCCGATATGTGGGTTAAAAGTAATCCCTTACTAGATTTACCGAGCCAACGCGAAGTGTTGCTGAACGGCTTGACAGATAAGCGCGATTCTGACGCTTTGTCGGGCACACTCAACGATTTCCAAAATAAAAACCTCAACTTGTGGCTAGAGCAATCGGCTGATAGCTTCTTGAAACTGCCTGACGTTGAGCGAGCTATTATATCATCATTTAGTTTTGATGACCGGCAAGTCTATATTGGCTTTGACTACTCGATGTTTAGTGATAACACGGCACTAGCGTTTGTATTTCCTTATCGTGATAATAATGACAAACCACGATGGTTTATTTATCAGCATAGCTTTATTCCATGGCAGAAAGCTGGTTCGATTGAAGCTAAAGAAAAGCAAGACGGTATTAATTATCGGAACTTAGCTCAAAAGGGATTTTGCACGATTAGTAGCCATCCTCAAGGACTAATCAATGACGAGCAAGTTTATCAGTGGTTACTTAACTTTGTGGAGCGTCATCGACTGGAAGTTGTTTTCTTTGGCTATGATGCGTGGGGGCTAACACCCACAATTAAGCAATTGGACTTAAATTCCGGTTGGCCATTGCAAGCCATTCGGCAGCGGACTAGTGAATTAAAGGATCCAACTAAGTTTTTGCAGACGATGTTTGTGGAAGGCTCGGTAGATCGCTTAGATGACCGAATTATGGAAAAGGCATTACTAAATGCTGAAATTTATGAAGACAAAATTGGTATTCAAGTCGATAAAGCTAAGGCCACATTGAAGATTGATGTGGTAGATGCGTTAATTGATGCCTTATTTCAGGCTATGTATCACTTTGAAGATTTCGGAATTGTTAATGACAAATCACAACAAGTGTCTAGAATGACTGTAGAACAAATTGAAGCATGGTTAACTAATCCAGAATCTGGAATGACAGATGGAGGTGATTAAAATCAAGAAAATATTAATGGCAATTAATCACTATAATGATGCAATTTGCTACGTGCTAGCTGGAACTTTCGGAACGATTAGCGCATTTTTGTTTGGATTAATACCGGGAATGATCTTTCTATCAGGTATGTGGCTTGCTTTGGGATTATTGATTGATCTTCCGGCTACTAAGGGTGGTGGCGAATAATGGCGATTTTGAAAGATAAATTCCAGGCACTGTCAAGTAAACGAAAGACTGTTTCGCTAAATGACGCTAACTTCATGAGCATTTTTAATAATGGAACAGGTGCCCAATACGTAAGTGCTGATGTAGCCTTGCAAAATTCAGATATTTATTCTGTGGTGACGCAACTATCGGGCGACTTAGCAACAGTCAAATATAAAGCTAGTAATCCACGAGCACAAAATATTCTAGACTATCCGAGTTCAACCGCCAATCCTCATGGGTTTTGGCAGTCTATGTTTATGCAAGCACTGCTAAACGGTGAGTCTTTTGCTTATCGTTGGCGTAATGCTAATGGTGTTGACGTTAGATGGGAATATTTAAGGCCATCCCAGGTTAGCGTTTTTCTGCTGGAAGATGGATCTGGTCTCACTTATAGTATCAATTTTGACGAACCCGAATTGGGAGTGCTAAACAATGTGCCACAAAACGATATGATTCATTTGCGATTATATAGTAAGAATGGTGGTAAGACTGGCATGAGTCCCTTATCTGCCTTGTCAAATGAAATAAATATCAAGAATCTATCAAATAATTTAACCAAAAATGCACTCTCACAGTCGGTTACATCTCCCGGAGTTCTGAAGTTAAACAATGACAAAGGATTAGTCAACTGGAAAATAAAAGCAGCGCATTCACGTGAGTTTATGGATCAAATGAAGGCTTCAAATAATGGCCCAATCGTAATTGATGGATTAGAAGATTGGACACCACTTGAAATTAACTCTAACGTGGCTAGCTTACTGGCGTCGGTTAATTGGACTTCCACACAAGTTGCTAAGGTTTATCAAGTACCAGATAGCTATTTAAACGGTACTGGTGACCAACAATCTAGCCTTGACCAGATCAAAGGAAATTACGCTAACGCGCTTAACAGATACGCACAGGCGATTGTTAGTGAGCTAGACAATAAGCTATCAGCTTCCTTAACAGCTGATATTCGACCAGCAATTGATCCATTAGGTGACGACTTTGCTACCATACTAGCTGGTTTGACTAAGAATGGAGCAATTGCCAATAATCAAGCAACCTGGGTATTGCAACAATTAGGATATTTTCCAGATAACATGCCCGAGGCCGAAGTTCAACCAACCCAGCAAGTATTAATTCAATCAAATTCAGATAAAGGAGGTGATGATGATGACAACAGTACCGATTAAAGGCGTGGTATCAAGCGATGATAATGCCGAAATATATCAATTTTGGGGCTATTCAACAGTTACGCCAAGTGATATTTCTGATGCCCTTAACAATGCTGGTGGGCAACCGATTAAAGCAGAAATCAACTCTCCTGGTGGGGATGTATATGCTGGATCAGATATTTATACGGCGCTTAAAAACTATTCTGGCAGTATTGAAATTGACATTGTTGGTCTAGCCGCTTCAGCAGCCTCAGTTATTGCAATGGCAGGTGACACTATTAAAATTTCGCCTACTGGTCAGATGATGATTCATCGATCTTCAACAGTATCTCAAGGAAATTCAGATAATTTAGCCAGTGATTTGCAAGGACTAGACTCGACTGACCAAGCAATTGCCAATGTATATGCCGAAAAGACGGGCATGGATGTACAACATATTTATCAAATGATGTCTGATGAAACTTGGATCAATGCGCAGGATGCAGTTAAGGATGGTTTTGCAGATGAAATCATGTTTGCCGGTCAGCCGAAAGTCGTCGTAAATGGTGTGGGCCAATTCTTGAGCGCGGAAGTCATTCAAAAGACTCGGAGTTTATTAAAGCTGAAAAACGATTCAAACCAAAGTCAAATTGAGACCAGTCAGCCAAAAACTACCCATTCGGTAGCTGATAAGCTGGCTATTTTATTTGGCGAAAATTAAGAAAGAACTGGTGAAAACAATGGATTTAAATAAATTACATGATGCTTGGCTTGAAGCTGGGCAAAAAGTAGCTGATCTGCAAGATAAGCGTCAAACAATGGCTGTTAACCTAGTGGCTGATCAAGATAAGTACACAGACGAAGAAGTAAAAGCTGTGAGTGACAGCCTGGATAAAGCCAAAGCTGCTCGAAATTTAGCTAAGTCAGCTTATGATGATGCAGTTGAAGACCAAAAAATTCAGAAGACTAAGACTAATGCAGTTCCGACGGGAGTAGCTATTTCTCATAAGAAAAACGGTAAGGAAGAATTTGTTGACCAAGTAAAGGATATGTTGCGTAACCCTAATAAATACAACATGGTCAGCTCTGATGGTACTACTGATACTACATCAGGAGCAGGATTGACTATCCCTGATGATCAACAAACCGCAATTAAGCAATTGGTTCGTCAATATGCGTCATTAGAATCATTAGTCAATGTCGAATCTGTAAGTACTCTCACGGGGACACGTAACATCGAAAAGTTCTCAACTATTACCCCAGCAACTAAGATTACCGACCAAAATACAGATGCAGCTGAAGGGGACTATCCAGCACTTACGACAATCAGCTACAAAATTGCTGATTATTTAGATGTGTTTTATGCAGCTAATGATCTACTCAACGATTCTGCTGAAAACATTTTAGAATGGTTGAACACGCATATCGCGCGTAAAGATGTAGTAACTCGTAACAATGCTATTTTGTCACTGCTGCCAAGTGCAACTAAAAAAGCTACGATTGCTAAGTTTGATGACATTTTTGATACGATGTACAGTCTTGACTCAGCTTTGATTGGCAGTTCAACCATTTTAACTAACAAGTCTGGGTTTCTGGCATTACGTAAGGTTAAGAATGCTATGGGCGATTATCTGGTTAAGCCAGATGTTACACAGTCGGCATTTACTTTCCAACTTGACGGTCACCCAATCAACTGGGTTGAAGATACCTGGTTACCTGATGTATCTGCTGGTACACATCCATTCTACTTTGGCAATTTCAAAGAATTGGTTACGATCTTCGATCGTCAGCAAATGCAATTACTAACCTCAACACAAACAGATCGGGCATTTAATCGCAATCAAACGGCCATTCGGTCAATTGATCGTTTTGACGCACAATTGGTTGATGATGAGGCGGCTGTAATCGGTTCATTCAAAGCTATTACTGATCAAACAGCTAACTTTGCGGCGAGTGCTGCTACAACGACTGACGGGAAGTAATTAGCCAACTATGTCGCCAATAAATACACAGTGCAGTGACAATCTGGGCGGCTAAGTAAGGATGTGATTTAAGTGGCAGCCGATTTAGAAACATTGAAATCATCTTTGCGAATTGATGGTGATGATGACGACAATCTGCTAAGGGGCTATTTGTCTGCAGCTACTAGCTACATTAAACAAGCCATCGGGGACGACAATAGTGTTCTAGGGTTCTATGAAATGGAAGGCGTGAAGGACTTGTTTGAAACGGCTGTATATGCCTTAGCTGGTTCATATTGGACTTATCGAACATCGATTACAGCCATCGCTGTTAATCCAGTTGATCTGGTCGTGGACTCAATAATTGGTCAACTCAGAGGGTTGTACAGTCAAAAGCAATATGAGGTGGTGACAAATGACGAAAGCAATTAATCCTGCACGAATGAATTTCAGATTGGAGTTTGGAACTCAGGCAGCTACTGGAAAAGTTAACCCTAATACGGGTAATCCGATTACTGACTTTGTCCCTCAATTCAGTTTGTACGCCGGCGAATGGTCATTGTCGTTTCAGCAAAGGTTAGCGTTAAATGGCGACACCTCACAACAGAATGCTGTTTACTTTGTGCGCCATAATCTAAAAATAGCTACCGGCATGCAATTACGACGCAATCATCAGGATGTTTACCAGATTGATGATGTGGCCTATGATGATGGTTTACCACCGGATGGTTTTGACCTCATAACTTGTCATAAGGTGGTGATCGGGCGTGGCGAATGAGATTAAACATGCAGACTCATTTGAACATATTTTAGATACTATGGCGGAAGGCTTTGGACGTGAAGAGAAGCTTAAAGCTAATGCAGCTGGAGCAGATAAGTTCATTAAAATTATGAAGCCTAAAATTCCCGTGGGAAAACTACGCAAGGTACATGGCCATGCTGAGAAAGCACATCTACGTGATTCATTAATTGCTGTAGATCATCCTAATGGCTCGGTTAACGTTGGCTTTACAGCCAAAGGTGAAAAAGGGTACATTGCACGTTTTCAAAATGATGGCTGGGACGTCGTTGACCGCAATGGTTCCAAGCACAGCCATGTTTCCGGGAAACACTTTTGGGAGACTACTCAGCGTGAAGCAAAAGGCCAAGTTGGCAAGGCGGTTGTTGAAACATTAAAGACTGCTATGGACAAGAGGGTGGGCAAGTGACGCCGGTAGCTTTTATTAAAGGCATAATTGTTGCAAATATTAATGAAATACCAGAACTAGCTGTGGAACATATCTATAGCTTTTTTATTCCAACTAACGATACTTCAACTGACGAGCCTATTGTAGTAATCAGTGGGTTACCTGAGCGCAGTCAAGATTATGGCAATGGGATTCCATTCCAATCAACGAAGCAAGTCCAGATACAGCTCTATTATCCTAAAGATTACTTGGGCGATATGGATGCCATCGAATCCGGGTTAAAACAAGTGCTATTGACCAATGATATTCGTTGTTATAGCGATGCTGGCCAGACATTAACACCGGATTCAGAAAGTATCACGAACACTTTGAAATTTAATTATATAAAGGAGGCCATTTAAATGGCAACATTAGGTTTAAACATGTTATACACCGGTATTAAAGCCGATGACGGGTCAACGGTTATTGATGCAGATAAGGGGGTGTCGGCCGCTGGGGTATATCCCATTGATACTAGCAAAGCAAACGGCAACTTGGGTACTAAGACTGCTAACATTACCGGGCTATCTGGGACGGTATCTAAGATTACTGGCAACAATGAAGTTGTGGATGTTTCTAATCCACCTTCGGCACCATCAGTCGCGATTGATTCGAACGAAATCAACTTTATTGTTAAACAAAAGCTATTGGGACGGGTATCAGATGGCAAGGGCGGTTACTCTGATACTGACAAGCCGGTTGAAGCTGGTCTGATTATTGAATCTCGTTCTCCTATCTTTCGAACCGCGATTTATTATTGCTTTGGTCGTGGAATCTTTAATGAAGCTGGTCAGAACATTCAAACAAACACTGATACGGCAGAAACTCGCGACGATGATAACTTGACATTTACCGCCTTGAACTATGATGGCTTCGGTGGCCAACCGTACAAGGTATATGCTGAGTCAGATCCTAAATTTGATAAGCAAGCGATGTTTGACGCTGTATTTCCTGGACAAACGTTTTATAAAAACGCGAGTAGCGGCACCAGTGGTCAATAAAGCTACAACTGACACAGGCTCACAGACTAGTAAAACTGATAGTGACTCATCTGCGCCAACCAGTAATAAATGATAATTATGGTCGCCTAAAATAAATCCACAATACCGCTAGGGGCGGCTTTTAAACATGCTGAGAAGCGCATTCTAAGCACGGGTTCACAATAAATGATAATAAACAATACACAAAGGGGCATATAAATAATGGCAAAATCAGTTAAATTTGATGGCAAGAAAATTGGGACGGGCACGCAGTATACGTTGATTGATAGTGGTCAAAATGTTGAAAAAATGGCCGAAGCATATAAGAAGTTCATCAAGACTACTGAAGAAACTGAGGACAGCATTACAGGTGTAGTCGAATTAACACCTAAGCTTGCAAAGGTTGTGGCTGAAACGACCTGTGATTTATTGGAACTAAATGCTTCGCAAAAGAAACGTGTCATGTCCATGGAATTTTCGGTTAGCGACGAATACGACTTCTTTAATGACTGTTTAAAACAATTCTTGGGAGTAGAATTACCATCTGTAGGCAACAGCAGCGATCAGGAAGAGGAAGAAGACCCAAAATTTCCAAAGCCAGAATGATTTGGCAACTTGATAATTTTATTCAGGATATTGATTACATCGCTAATCAATTGATTTCACAAGGCATATTGCCTAGTGACTTTTATCAAAGCTCATTTAGTGAAATGCAAACAGCATTGAATGCCAAGTCACGTAAAGACCGGGTTCAAGATCCGCTCGAATTAGCACGTCAAATCGGTGCGTTGTAAAGGAGGCAAAGTATGGCAACAGAAAAAATTCAAGGCTACGAATTCGCCATTAACATGGACGATGGTGGTATGACTCGCACGTTGCGAGAAATAAAGAATGAAGCAAAATTACTAAAATCTGGTATGCAAGCTAACTTTGCTGAAATCCGTTCGGGTGAAGGTATTATGGCGGCTTATGCGGGTAAAGTCAAAGATGCTGGCCGAGCTATTGAAGCACAACGATTAGTAATTGAGCGTCTCAAAAGCGAGCAAAACGGATTAGACCAAACCACTCAAAAAGGCCGAGAAGCTTATGTTAAATATGAAAATCAAATTAATGCTGCCAAGCGCTCAATCGCCAGTTTAGAGGGGCAACAAGAACGAGCACAGAAGTCACTTGATCTGCAAAAAAGTGGTGTCTTACAATTAAAAGATGCAACCGAAATATCAGCCAAAGTAACAGACTCATATGTAGCCAAACTAAAAGCCGAAGGCCACGAGTTTGAAGCCAACAAAGTAAAGGCTAGTGGGTTACATCAGTCTTATAATGAGCTTAACAAGCAACTAGAGGCTGAGCAAAGCATACTTAATAAGATTGCGAGTGCTAGTGGTAACAGTTCTAAAGAGTTCAAAGAACAACAGATTAGGGTGAACGAATTAGGCACTAAAATTGCCCAAACTCGGACTAAGATGAAAGAGCTTGATGAGCAATTAAGCAAAAAGCCACAGTCAGGATTAACGTCAGTCATTAGCAAGCTAAATAGAGTAAACGAGCACGCAGATAAGGCCAATCATTTATTTGGCAAAATTCTGGGTGCTCATTTAGTTGCCAATGGTATTACGAGCGCTTTTCAATCAATTACTTCACATATTCACGAAGCTATTAGCGCTGGTATGGAATATGAAAAAGAGCAGCAAAAGATGACGGCCACCTGGTTGACTTTAACTGGTACGGTTGGTAAATCTAATGCAATGGTTAAAACAATCAACGACTTATCTGTTCAGACTGGTCAAGCCGTAGATGTTGTTAATGAACTAGAGCAAGGCTTTTATCACTTACATTCCAATAAAAAAGAATCAGATGAACTAACCAAATCCATGCTAAACATGTCGGATGCGGTTGGATTAGATAAACAACAGATACAAGCAGTTACACAAGACATGGTTAACGGTCTGTCACGGGGGAAAGCCAATGCTGGTATGTTAAACCAAATTAGCCAGTATTTCCCGATGTTCCGTGAACAATTGGCCAAGTATGAATCTGGATTAAAAAAGACGGGTGATACGGCTGCTTCAACAGGTAAAGGCGCTGCTAAAGCCGTAAGTGCCTATAACAAAAAAATGACCTTGATGTTTGAAGGAATGCATTATGGAACAAATAATAGTTTATCTGACCTAGAAACATATCGTCAAAAAGGTATTGTCAGTGCCCAGCAATTTACAGTTTTTAGCAAGCAAATTGCAAGTGGGCACAAAGTGACTAATGCAGAAATTAAGCAAGCTATTAAGGTTAACTCGCAATATGCTGCTCAGCAAGAGACAAACGCCCAAAAGACTCACGCAAGTAGTAAGGTAACAGTTGCTGATTTGAGTGAGATGGCTAAAGAAGGGAAAATATCTGCTAAAGATATTGAAAATACGTTTAATCAACTTGGATCCGGAAAATACGATAAAGCCGCCGACAACATGTTACATACGATGGTTGGTATGGAACGTACGATCAAAGCGCGTGTTCCAGCTTTAATCGGTGACATTGAAAAGCCAATTTTAACCGCTCAAAATCCAATCTATGGCGCAGTTTCAAAATGGGTATCTGACAAACGGACTGACAAGGAGTTTAGTAAGGTCGGTGTGGCGGCAGAAAAGGGCATTAGCACGATTACTAAAGCTTTTGCTAAAGCCTTTGATGTCAAGTCAGCACCAAAGGCAATGAATGATGCAATGGATAACTTGGCCAAGGGTGTCACCAAAGCTTCTGACTCTATTGCCAAAAATGCTCCGGAAATTGTTGATTTCTTCAAAACTGTCAAAAACTTGGGTAGTCTGGGCTTTGAAACGTTAATTGAATCGCTTAAAATAACCAATGCACTTTTAAAGCCATTACTCAGTATGGTTGGTGGGCACACAGAAACCATTGCAAAATTTGGCGCAGCATGGTGGTTAACAAGTAAAGCCGTCAAAGAGACTAGTTCAGTTCTGTCAACTTTTAAAAAAATCAGTGATACTGTTAGCTGGGCTGAAAAAGTTCTAGGCATTAAACAAGAAACTAAAGCTTTAGAAGAACAAAACACGGTTCTTAAAACTAATGCTGAACTAAGTATGACCAGTGAAGAAAATATTGGAACTGGTTATCGGAGAGTTAAAGGCAGAAAGGCTGGAGATATAGGCGCTGATTTAAGCTCTATATCAGTTGAAGCGGAAAACACTGAAAAAATTGCTAAAAGCAGTAAATGGTCATTGCTAGGAAGAACAATTGGTACAAGGATTATCAATGGTGCTGGATTAGCCATGACTGCTTGGGACGCTGGTAGTAGCATTGCGAAAGCAGTTAGCTCCGGTAAGGCGTCTGATAAATATAAAGCAACTGGTAAAACAGCTGGAACACTTATCGGGGGCGGCATTGGTGCAGCCCTTGGAATTGTTATCCCGGGAGCAGGAACAGCTGCGGGAGCAATGTTAGGAGCAAGCATTGGTGATGGTGTTGGTGGTACTAAAACTGCAAATACGATTGTTAAAAGAATTAGTGATGCGCTAAAAGGGAAGAGCATTGAAGCTCCCAAGATTAAGACAGAGTCCACTAAGCGCTCACTGAGCGATCTAGGTAAGGCGTACAGTTCCTATTATTCTAAAAAGCAGAAGCAAGATTTAAATGATGTGAACGTACTTCATAAAGCGGGTATGCTAACCGATGCGGAGTATAAAAAGCAATTAGCTTCAATTAAAAAGAATGATAGTGAGACAAATCGTTTTGAAAAAATGTCAGCTTCTGATCGCAATGCTATTGCGAAGTATTATGCGCAGCAAAAAGCAAGTATTATTAGTAAATGGAATGCTAGTGAGAGAAAAACTAGTTCTAGCTGGGATGCTAAAATAGCATCTGACGAACGACGGTTTGGCGCCAGCTCGATTATTGTTCAGAAAGACATATCTAAAAAGAAAGCAGCTATTAAGGCTGAAGAAAACAAAAAGTCAGCCGCTCTTGATAAACTCCGGATTAAAAGTGCAACGGAAACTACTGCACAAGAAGCCCGTTTACACACAACTTTAACGGGAAAGATAAAGTCAGCTGCTAATAAGCAGAATGATATTTTGAGAAATCTTGCCAAGAACAAGGGGAAAATCACTCGTGAACAAGCAAATGATGCTATTTCACAGTCGAATAAAGAGTACAAAAAGACAGTCTCACTGGCAAACCAAGAATATAAAGATCGTGTTTCTGCGGCTGAAAAGCAACACAATAAGGTTATAAAAGCAGCTGAAAGACAAGCTAGCGAGGCAATCAGTCAAGCAAAGAGCCAGTATAGTAAAACAGTTGATGCTGCTAAAAATCAATATTCTGGTAATTCTAAGTATGCCGAGAAGCAACGTGCAGCTATTATTAGTAAAGCTAAGGACCAAAAACAAAAGTCAATTGACAACGCTTTAGAGCAGGAAAACAAAACTGAACAACATGCGGATCGTCAGTACAAGCACACTACTGATGACGCAGATAAGCAAAGATCACAAGTTGTTAAACATGCTAAGGATCAAAACAGTTCGGTAGTTGATCAGGCCAAGTCACAGTCAAAAGGTGTTTTGGGGCATGCTGTTAAGCAAGCCAACGGCTCCATGAAAGCTGCCGATAAGCAAGGCTCCGGTATTCATAGTATTTGGAAAAGCATTACTAGTTTCTTTAGTAATCTAGTTAAAGGATTTGGTATTAAACCAATCAATGTTGGTGCTTATCCATCAGGTTATACTCCAGTAACGATGGGAGCTTATGCTTCCGGCGGTATTGTTGGCACTACTAGAGCTTTAGTTGGTGAAGGCGGTGTTGAGGCTAAAATTGATAGAGACAATGGGAAAGTGTCATTTCTGGGTATGAATGGTGCTGAAGTGGTTAATGTTAAACCTGGTGATCAGATTCTTAATGCTGGTGATACTGCTAAGCTTTTTAACGGTGGCCTAGGACATACGCTTCCTGGCTATGCTAAAGGCACTATTGATATCGCGTCGTTTTTAAAGAAAATTAAGAGCGGTGCTACTTCTATCTTCGACAGCGTTAGTGATAAAGCAATGGACGCATTGTCTAAGATAACTCACCCATTGAAAACTTTAAAGTCAATGGCTTTAAAGACATTTGATCCAACCAAAACTCCAGGAGTCGGTTCAATCGGTCATGATTTGGGCAAAGGACTAGTTGACCGAGCTTTAAAGGGATTTGCGAAAGCTATTTCTGATTTAGCTGACAACTTCGGTGGAGCTGGTGGCAGTGTAGGAAACCCTGCAGGTAGCTCGGTTTCACGATGGAAGCCATATGTTGTTCGGGCACTTAAAGCTAATGGTTTTGGTGCTACCGCTAGCCAAGTATCTGCTTGGATGCGTGTTATTGCACGTGAATCAAATGGTAATCCAAGAGCTATAAACTTGTGGGATTCTAACGCTAAAAAGGGTATTCCATCAATGGGCTTAGTTCAAACTATTCGGCCAACATTTGAAGCATATAAATTTTCAGGACATGGTCAGATTTATAATGGGTATGATGACTTATTAGCTGGGATTAACTATATGAAACATATATATGGTAAAGGCGACAGTGCATTCGCTAGGGTAAGTGGCCCTGAAGGATATGCAAATGGTGGTTTTGGTAACAAAGCGGGCGTTTACAAATTGTTTGAAGGCAACTTGCCAGAAGCCATAGTTCCGATGGACTTATCTAAGCGTTCAAGGGCTTACCAAATTATGCAACAGATAATGGCTAAGTTTGGAGCTCAAGATGGCGCTAATGTGATAAATACCGGTAACGACCAGATTGATTCTGACGAAGCATTCAAGCAGCGGGTTATAGCTTCACTAGATGCTTTGGTCACTGGCCAAGGAGATGTTAAAGCAGTTGTTGCCAACTCTGACGTGGTTAATGCTGTCAAGTTAAATACCAAGAAGACGTCACAATATAGTCAAATGATGGGGTATTAGTATTAATATATTTAAGAGCCTTAGAAGGCTCTTTTTTACATAGTTAAAATTAAACAAGGATGGCGATATAATTGTCTGTTTTGAATAAAAATGATTTTGAATATGCTGGCTTAAATAGCCGCGATGATTTGCAAGCCGTTATGGGAGCAGTAACACTGCCAAGTGCACCAGCCATGGCCGAGCAAGTAACCGATATCCCCGCCATGTATGGTAATCAATTTAATGGTATGGACTATACTAGTCGGACAATCAGTATTCCAATAACTATTATCGCTCGTGGCAGTCAGGACAAATACAATCAGATTATGCATAATTTGAGCGGCTTATTGCTAAGTGATGATCCAAGTGATAATGGTAAAGAGTACCCACTAGTCTTTGGCTTTGAACCCAAAGTGACTTACTGGGGGCATATTACTGCAATTAGCGATCCACAGTTCATTAACCAGGGGGCGTGGGACGCTACACTAACGATTACCTTTGTGCAATCCGACCCACGGGCAACTCTGCCACAGGTTGAAACACCTTTAAAAAACGGCTTAAATACCATCACTGTTGACGGTACCGCTAGAACGGAGCCGGTTATTCAGGTCGTACCTAAGCGGGATTTAAAGCACATTGGTTTCACCTTAAACGGTGGTGAGTATGGACTGGGACCTGATAGCGATGAAGATCAAGCGGTGGCAGTACAGCCTTATACGCAGGTCGTGAACAGTGACGTATTAAATACGATGGCTGAATGGACTAATGATGCCAATGCCATTGCCCAGATGAAGACCGCTGGCAAGTACATTTATCAAGGTGAAGCTGATAGCAACCGGGATACCCAAGTGTTAATGGTCAAGCTAGCCAATGGCGTTAAACAGTATGGTAGTCATCAACCAGACTGGTATGGCCCCGGTGTTCGTTTTACTGGCATGACTAACAGCCTGACTAACTAT